GCTTCTCTTATGAGAACTGTTTGAAAGAACACTTTGGCGACCACATCACGGCTTTGGTAGAAATTGACAAAGCCCACATTTTGCTTCAAAGCAAGCCATCAAAAGAGCGTTTCATCATTACAGATGGAACAGTGTGCAACATGAATATGACTCCAACCAAGAACGGAAACCGAATTATCAACATTACGGATTTGAATGCCGAAGTGGATTTTGAGTCGGATAGCATGACAACTTGTTGGATGCCTGAACACATTGATTTAGATTTCGGTATTGGTTCAACAATTATTGTAATTGGCCGAACAAGCCAAAGAACGGTTGATGGTGAAACTGAACCAACAACAATCAATGTTGCTGGTGTGCTTTGCGTTGAGCGAGTGGGTTCCCCTGTTGAATCCGCTCAACCCGTGGAGAAGGACTTCGATTGGTTCTGATTCCCCCTTTGCGCTGGAAACCAAAGGAACCGTGTAGGTGTGGCGGTAGAAGGATACCCGAATAGGTGCGAAGCCTATACCCTGAAAGGTGAAAAATATGAAAGATTTGATAGGAGAAAGATTCTTAGTAAAAAAGAATGCATATGTCGTTGATTTGGCAAATGTTGATTTTATTACTTACAAAGAAAATGAAAACGAAATTGGAACTTACTGGGTAAAATTCCACATTGGACAGAAAGAAGCGAGGTATGTCTGTTATGACCTCGAATCGCTTCGTAGTATTATCCAATATTGGACGATGAGTAAGAATTCAAAAACAAGAATAGAAGAAAACAAACTGGTGTGATAAAAATGGGACTGACAAATAGCAAAGGCAATGCTTTACCAAGCGAAACATTCTTGGAATTGCATAAGAAACAAATGGAGAAGAAAAGAGAGAGCAGAAAGCCACGAATGGTTTTAGGTATTTGGGGCATGCCCAAAACTGGAAAAACTGGATTGGCACTAGATTTTCCCGACAGAAAAATCTATGTTCTTGATTGGGATAGTGGCGTGGAATCTACATGGATTACCTGCCACGATGCAACAGAAAGAATTGAAGTGTTTGACCCCATCGTGCAGGATAAAGATGCACAATTGGACATTCATAAGTCTGAGCAAAACTCAAGAGACTTTGTGAAATATGTCCATTCAAAGATTGAAGAAGGAGAAAATCCCATCTTTGTTCTTGATGGAGTCGATACTTGGTTTAGTAGTTGTATTCTCAAAGTTAATCCTGACCCAACAAAAGTTACGAAAATTATGCCGTTTCAATACGGTGCAAGAAATAAGACATTTGAAGCATTAATGGTTTCTATCTATCGTTTGAAGTGTGATGTTATTTACATTACTCACGAAGCAGAAAAATATGTAGATAATGTTCCTGTTGGCGTTCAACCGGCATGGCGTGATTGGGGCGGAAAACTTGAGCAAGAGATTCACTGCACCCGAAAGAATATCAAGGGTGAAATGCACTATGTTGCACAATTGATTGGTTCAAGAACAAACGGAAACTTAGTCGGAACACGCTGGACAGTCCGTGAAGGAACCCCACCAAATGTTGTTTGGAACGGTATTCCCGAATTACGGGAGGGTAAAATTTGAAATTTACAGTTAGCGCAAAAGAACTAGAACAAGCAATTGAAAGTATTCGTGTCAAAGGAAAGTCATTGACCTCAAAGGGTTTTGGAAACGGAACAATGGGGGACTATATTTACATCGTTTTGGAAGGAAATGTTCTTTCAATCGTTAATGGCTCTGCCATTTTTATGGCGAAGATTTCGCTTGCCGTGGTCGGTGAAGAAAACGGAAACTGCGTTGTTGATGCTACGGTGGTTCTTCCCTACCTAAAGTCCTTCAAAGGCAATATCACGGTAGCGGGCGGCGATTTTATTTCTATCTCCCAAACAGGAAAGAGAGCAAGTCTTCCTAAGGTTGTAAATCATCCTGCTATGGATGCGTTAGAAAACTCGTTGGACAGAACAAAAGAAATCACTTGGTCTGCCGCTTTGAACGAATTGCCCACCTTTGGCAAAACTACTTTTGAAGGAGCATTTTCTTTGACGTCTGAACAATTCAAATCGTGTATCAAGAATTGTGAATTAGTCAAAAGCGGAGTGTATCGTCTTGATTTTAACAAAGAGACAGCAACATTCTCTTCACAACAAAATGTTCAAAACAGATACACAGAAACAATTACACCTGTTGTCGCTCTCGGAGAAGCGGCAACGCTGGATTATACCAGCCCTCTTCAAAACTTCTTTGGTAAGGAACAGTTGCTTAACTTCTATGTCAAGGACGACTTTCCTCTTCTTATTGTGGCAGAGGATAGAATGATTTTGAAAGCCCCACAAATCGGTGATTAAATGATTATTAGCAAAATGAATGACGGTAAAAATATATACACATCATGGAGAGAAAACGGAGAAAAGAAGTGGAATATTACCCCCTTTCGCCCATATTTTTATGTTCCAGAAGATGAGCATGTATCTTCTTACAAACCTTCTAAATATATTGAAAGAGAGTTTGCCTACGAGGATGGAAACTTCATCAACTTGCAGGGAGACTCTTTAAAAAGAGTATATGTTGAATCGTCCTTTGATGTGCGTAAAGCCAAAGATGAGTTTCACAAAACCTATGAAGCAGATGTCCCATACCATTTTCGTTATGCAGTAGATAAAGTCCATGAAATGCCAGAATACGATATGAGAAAGTGGTATTGGGACATGGAATGGCAACAGGGTGGAGAATATCACGATTGCATTACAACGATTGTTGCTTACGATAATTACGACAGTGAGTATTTGCAGTGGGTTTGGTTTCCTGAGGAAACAGAAACAAAGGAAAACTGTTTTGTGTTTAGTAGCGAGAAAGATATGATAGATTCTTTCTTGAACACCATGCTTCTAAAAGACCCTGATATGCTAATTGCTTGGTTTGGAAATAAGTTTGACTTGCCCCATCTTCTCAAGAGAGCATGTGCCTTGGGGATTGACCCTCGCATCATATCTCCAACAGCAAGCGTGAAGGGTGTTAAAACAAGTAGGGATGGCTTTTCTTTTGCCTATGCTGAGAAGGGCTTCTCTCCCATTGAACAGCCCATAGGGGGCCGCATAACGCTCTCTCTTGACCTTGCTTTTGAGCGTCAATGGAATGACTCACAAAGAGGAACATTACCTTCTTTAAGTCTTGAATATGTTTCACAAACGCTTTTTGGTGAAGGTAAAGTAAAGAAGAGTAAGTTTGAAGATAGAAACGAATTCTTCCGAAGGGCTTGGTTAGAAGACACGGAGGTTTATTTGGAATATGCTTTGGTTGATGTAGAGTTATTAGTGCGTATTGATGAAACAAACTTTTGCAGTGAAGCAATTCTTTCACTTCAACGATTGTTGAAAGCACCGTTTGATGCTTGTTTCTATGCTTCGCACATGGGTTCAATTTATTTCATGCGGAATGCCACTTGGAAAGCACCAACAGGAAACCGGGATATTGAACGAAGGGAATATGACGGGGCTATGATTTACGACCCATTGAGCGAACAAACTCAAGGACTTCATTTGAATGTTGCCGCATTTGACTATGCCGGTCTTTACCCTTCAATGATGATTGCACGAAATATTTCATGGGAAACCAAGTCGGAAGAACCGACAGAGTTTGCCGTGAACATTTCAACACCAAGAGACTTTAGCAAAGTAAAGTATCGGGATATGCTCTACTATAAAACTGATAAACTCGGTCTTCTTCCGAGAGCCGTCCTTGAGTTGAAGGAGTTGCGAAACGATTACAAGCGACTGATGCGAGAGGCAAGAGAGACGAACAATGGGGAATATCAAAAGTGGTATAATAATCAAATGGCAGTAAAGCGATTAATGGCTTCTTTTTACGGAATCGTTGCCTTCCAAGGTTTTGGTTGGGCTGATGTTGATTTGGCGGCATCTATTACTGCGAGTGCAAGAGAAGCGATTAGATTAGCGGCATTTAAAGCAAAGGAGATTGAGACATGAAAACTAAATTTGTATTAGTGAAAGTAGATTACGACTCCGAAGAAACTTGGAATATTACTTTAGAAGAAGTCCAAGAGATTTTTCAAATGATGAACAATCTAAAAAGGCATGCTGAAATTATTGAGATTACTCAGAGTGTGAATAAAAATGATGATGGACAGGACGAATGAATTACTGGAAGAGTTGCTCGCCATGATAAATAGAAGCAATAAGATTTTGATGATGGTAAATGTCGTCAACATCGCAACAATTATTACCTTACTGGTGGTGGTATTATGAAAGAAGAAAAACTATATTTAGAAACATTAAAAGAAATAAAACTGATGAAAGAACATATTGCTGATGAGATGGATTCTCTGTATGCTGATATGCAGAAACTCTCAGACATTCAAGCACAAATTAAGGAATTACAAGAAACGGTAGCGAAACTTGCAGGTGAACCTGTCGGTATGTTATTTGTGAATTACCGAGGCTGATGACATGAAAGTGGTTTATGGACATACCGATTCTATCTATGTGCAAATTGATTCCGTAGAGGCCGCACAAAAAGCAATTAAGGTGATTGAAGATGAAGTCAAAAAAAGTTTCCCGAATATTCTCGGACTTGAACAGCATCCCGTTAGTCTGGAATTTGAGAAGTATTTTTCGGCGTTGGGTGTTGGTACGGTTAAAAACAGAAATGCAGGAATGATTATTTGGGAAGACGGCGAACACTTAGATGAGCCGAAGTTTACCATGACTGGCTTCACCGCTAAAAGAGTAAGCGAAACAAAACTTGCGAAGGGGTTCCAAACTGAACTATTAAAAATGTGGGCAAGACAATGTACCTTTGAACAAATCAATAAATTCTTGCGGAGCAGTTATGAAGATGTTGTGAACGGTAGAATCCCCGTCGCTGACTTAGCAAAGCGAAGTCGGTTAAAGGAAGAACGGTTTAAATTGATGTGTCCCAAATGTCGCTCAAAATACAACATGAGAGAGATGGGCGGAGTATATAATTGCTCTAAATGTGGAACGCCTTCAAAAGAATTCTTGACCGAACAAAAGAAGCGACCAAGTATTGGTTCGGGTATTGCAGGTGTTCTTTATGCTTGGGAAAAGCAGAACACTACATTTGATGATTCCTACATTTTCTTGAAAGTATCGGGGGTCAATGACAAATATACGAACCCCCTAACGAAAGAAAAGCGTGATGTGGAGTATGTCGCAGGAACAATCCTTTCGGATTTTGATTCCTATACCCCCGACTATCACCACTATGCAGAGCAACTCATAAAGAAAGCCAAACCTATCTATGAAGCGATGGACTGGCAAATGGAAAACATTAGAACGATAAAAGGACAAACAACACTGGAGGAATGGTTTTGAATAAAGATGAAGCATATGAAGCCGCACTCGCGGAAATGAAAGAATTTACATATAAATGGA